CGCCGGCCGCCCTGCCGCCCGGGGGTGCGCGGCCCCGGCCCCGCCGGCCCCCGGGGCGGGGCTCGGGGTCGTCGGGGGCGTAGTACCCGATCCGCTTGGCGGCGTGGTAAAGGACGTCGGCGGGACCGCTCATGCGATCACCTCCGGCGTCTGAGGAACGTCATCGCCCCTGTCCTCGAAGGGGTCGCCGACGCTCCTGGTGAGATCGGCCTCCTGCCGATCCTGTGGATCGCTCATATAACCTCCTATTTTGAGCGGGTCTACTGCTTCGGCGGAAGGGCTTCGAGTGCGACGCGCACTCGGAAGGTGAATCCCTTCCAATCGACACCGAGACTCCTCGCGCCCTCGCCCAGCTGCCGGTTCGCGATCTGCGTGTACCACATCGGGCGCCCGTAGGTCTTGAGCTTGGACACGGACGCGGCGTTGAGCGTGTTGGCCGAGGAGATGATGCTCCCGGCCGGAGGCGGAGTGTTGACAACGGTGTCGTTGTGATAGTGGACGACCTGTTCGGCGTCCGGGACGACGGCCGCGTACCGAGTACGCGCATCAGCATCTGTCGGACCGGTGTAGAACTTGACGTACTTCGGAGCGTCGTCGCCGAACACGGCCTTCACCATGGCGGCGATGTTGTTCTCGATGCGCACGTTCCACGACTGGCTGCCGTCCTGGGGGAACTTGACGCCGTTGAGCACGAGGCACCCGACGTTGAGCTCCTTGCAGAGCCTGAGACCCTCTTCGAAAGTGGCGATCTTCCCGCCCTTGGTCTTGAGTCCTCTCAGAGCCTCGAGAGTCGTCTGGTTGATGCTGGGGCTGGTCCCCTCCGTCATCGGGAGCGTGTTGGCGAACGACAGCACGAGCACATCGTCCGATGTGCTCCGGACCCAGAACACGAAACCGTCCGCACCGTCGGAAACGGCCTTCCGGAACCTCGCCTCGGATGCGACCACTTCGTCCTCGTCCCAGTAATGAGCGTTGAACGCCGCGAGATGCGGCTCGTCGCGGAACGGATTCGGGGCGGGCGGCGCAGGAGGCTCCACATGCTCCGTCTTCGGCCGGCGGAAGAACGTATCCCGATAGGCAACGGCGAACTCCGCGGCGAGGGCCTTGCCGTACGCCTCGGATCCGGACCACGTGGGGTGAGTGCCATCCGAGTGCAGGTAAATATCCCTGTTACCGTCCTTCTTCGGGGTGCCGACCTGTCCGGTTCCCGTGAAGCAGATCGACTTACGGCGAACCGGCGCCTCCGCCAGGGCGGATCCGGACCAGCTCTTCCAGAACTCGTAGCCGACGCCCTCGAAGTAGACGACGTCTCCCGCGGAATACGGCTTGCCCTGAGCGAACGCGGTCGCGTTTCTGATACTCGTGCCGATCTGGTCGATGTACGCGATCGGGTAGTCCTCATTAAGCCTCTCTACGAGAGCTCGCATCTTCTGGTTGATGTCGGAGGTGGCGTCGGAGAACGTCGGGGGAGGGGCCGTCGGCTGGATGCCGGCCACGATGATGGGAATATCACGTCGCTTGCTCCAGACCTTCCGATAGGCGGCCTCGGCGGCGGTCGCCACGGCATTGCCGTCCCCCCGGGCCCTGTCATTGACCGACCCGAAGAAGAACAGGACGTCGGGGTCGCCGGCGAGGACGGCGTCGATCCGACTGTCGTCACCGAACACGGCCCTGCCGCCCTGTCCGGGACTGAGATACCCGGTTCCTGTCTGATAGGACGGGATGACGTCGGCGTGAAGCTCCCTGCACATGACCGAGGCCACCCCCAGATAGGACGGAACCCCGTTCTCACCCTCGGTGAAGGAATCCCCGATGACGCCCACGGTGAGGCCGCGGATGGGCGCGAGCTCGTTGAGCACCTGCCCGTAGGACACCGAACCTCCGACTCGGATCGGAGCGGCGGTCGGAGTCTCCCCCACGACCTCGACGAGGTATGTCTTCTCGGAGGGCTGAAGATCCTTCGACCCGGGGCGGAGAACCGCCGAGGTTCCCGGCAGTCCCATCCTCTCGGCTCGTACGATGGGTTGCTTTCGCATGATCACGACGGAATGACGGCGTCGACCGTGAGAGTGCCCGTCCCGCTGATCTTACGGGGGATGACCGGGAGGTTGGTCTTCGGGAACTCGAAGAGGTAGATGCCGGCCTCCAGGTTCACCGTGGTGCGCGTCTTGTCGAGGTAGACCCCCTTCTTCTTGAGGTCCTCCTCCTTGACGGTCAGCGGGCGAATGACCACGGGCGTCGTGAAGACGGTCCCGTACTGAACAGTGGTTGCCATGATTCTCCTTACACTTGGATGGTCAGTACTGTGGATACGGCGGAGACGATGGACCCCCGTGCACCCTTCGCCGCCGCGGCGTCGATCTGCGCCTTGATGGAGGTGATGTGAGAGACCACCGGCTTCCCGGTATCCGTCAGCGTCTTCCAAATATCCGCAGACGCGTCCCACGACATCGAGGGGATGTCGACGTATGCCCCGTTCACGAAGTCGTTCCACCATGCGGAACCGACGGACGACGGATACGCATACCCCCAGGTCGAATATCCGCGAAGCTTCATCTGCTGGAAGAACGCCTTGTTGTCCCCGAAGAACTTCATGATGGTGCGGTCGCGGCGACCCTTGAAAATATCATGAATCTCGTCGTAACGGGCGAATGAGCCCTTCGGATCGAAGACGATAACGCCATCCCCGTAATGCTCCAGAAGCCAATCGAGACGGCACGGCGTCTTCCCGGTCCCCTTCAGCGCCTCGACGACCTCCGCCCATGTCATCGTGGACGTCGAACGGTCCGGCCCTCCGAGGGACTTCAGGTTGTTGTCGTGGTTCTGGAACCAGACGCCATCGACGGTCCTCGCGGCCGAGAACTCGAGGGCATCGACCCCGTGCGCCACGGAATCGGTGTACCCCTGTGCCGTCCCCTCGACCCAGCCCTGAGAGCCTCCGCGATGGGCCACGACGAAGCCGTTCTTCGCGAGCAGAGCCGCGGTGGTCTTCGCCAGGGTCGGCATGACGCCGGCTCTCCGGGCGAAGATCTCATCGCGCTTCCTCCACACGGAGAGGATGCACGGTTTGGTCGTCCCGCCCTCATAGACGGACGCGTTCTGCAAAGGGGCCGGAACGGGCCTGACGATGGAGAATGCGAGCCAGGCTGCGGGAACCTGTCCCGGAGGGCCGACGACGGGCGTGTGCGACGTGCGGGCCACGCGCAATGCGGACCACGACTTCTCGGACGAGACCGTCGCCTTCCCGGTGAACACGATGTCACCGTCGAGAACGGTCCACTCCATCAACTGATTCGCGGACGGGCCGTGACTCTGAGAGACGACGTAGGACTCCCGCTCGATGGTGGGCACGCCTTCCGCCCACGGCGGGTCCCCGGGGCGCACATCGGCCTCGCCGTCGAAGATCATCAGGAACGCGTTCTGCCTCGCCCCCCAGAACTGGCTCTTGTTCGCCCACTGGACGTCCTGAGTCTGGGCGGGATCGGTGACCAGGCGTCGAGCGAAGTACCCGCACCTGGTGATCCCGACGATCTGCTGCTGAGCGACGCCGGTCCATCCCTCTGGGACGGTCAGATCGCCGGGGGACACCTGTTGACCGCTCATTATGAGGACAGCGGTGTCTCCGACTCTGGAGGTGGCGCTCAGCGTCGTCGCCTCGCCCTTGAACGCCTCGGCATGAGCGAATCCTCGCAGTGCGATGCTCATGGCACTCGGATAACGAGGGTCCCCTCGGGCGTTCCCGGGGGAACGGGGTCCGTGACGCCGAGTCGGAGGAAGCCCCCGCCCGATGCTCCGGTCCCGGAGGAGAGGAGGTCGTCGGGAGTCAGACTTCCGGCGAGCATTCGCATCTCGGTGTCGAATTGGCCCTCGTTCGACTCGATGTTGTAGTATCCGTCGTCGGTCGTGATGTCCACCACGACGCCGGGGCGGGTCGCGAATCGCTTCTTTTTTAGCTCCGCCGCCCCCCCTTCTCCCGGGGTCCCCCGCAACAGTCGCGGGCAGGCCGTGAGCACGCCCTTGATGTTAGCCACGTCTTGCTCTCCTTCTCGCCGCTTCGGCGTTCCGCATGGCGTTTAGCCTGTCGCGCTCCGCCAGTGCCGACGGAGTCGGTTTCCGGTTCTTCTTCGGATCCTTGAGCACCTGAACTGTTCGGATGAGAGTCAGCAACCGATTCAGATGCCAGTGCTCCACGTCCCCGTAGGGGATCTCGAGGAGGGTCAACCAGGCGTAGATGAGTTCCGAGGTGACGATCTGCCGCTTCGGAGATGTTCCGGTGTGATCCGTGATCGTCGTCGCGGTCATCTTGTCCTGTATGTAGTTGTTGACCTTTAGGAAGTCCTCTTCCCGGAAGCGCATGAGCACGGTCATCGGAATGTCGGGATCCGCCATGCACGAGACGTAGTCGAGCATCTCCTCGGTCGACCGCTCCTTCGGACCGAAGAACGGAACCTTGTTGCGCCCCTCCCATTTTGAGAGGGAGAGGAGGGAATGCTCGAGCCGCACCGTCAACGCCGGCAGCCTGACGAACTCCTCAGCAGCCTCATCCCATCCGTCGACTTCCGGAAGGTGCAGCTCGAGCATTCCCGGTCTCCTAGTTCGCGGCCTTCATGAGGGCCACGAGCTCCGCCGGCGTGGGGAGCTTGGCGGGCTCAGTCTTCCGCCCGTAGAGGACGTCGAGCGCCGCCTCCATCTTCTTCGCAGGCACCTTCCGGCTGTCCAGCTCGAGACGCGCTGAGGGGCGCAGTCCCGGCACTGGCACGGGAACCGACTCGAACTCCCACGAGAAGGACTTGTACTCAGGGGACTCGTTGATGGTGCTGTTGTCCTGCGAGGACGGCGACGCGGTGTTACCGTAGGTGAGATGGATCTTGTAGCCGATCTCGGTCCCATTGGAATCGAGGATCAGAGTGCGCCACGAGAAGCCGAAGGGCTGCCTCTGCTGGCCCGTGGCGTACAGACCCTCGACCGCGGCGTCGATGAGCTTGGTGCCGTCGCACTCGCGGAAGGACTCCGGGAAGCGGAACGCCTCGATGGTGCCCTTCGAGGTCTCGGCGCCGCGAAGAGTGCCGTACAGGATGTTGTCGGCGTACATCTTCTGGGCCTCGGCGCCCTCGGGCGACATGTTCACCGCGGTGAGGCCGTCCCAGACCTCGGCCTTGTTGTACGCGCCGGTCTGATCCAGTCGGTAGATGACGCCGTGATCGGCGCCGTTCTCTCCGGTCCGATTCTCGATCTTGTCCCATTCCAGGGCTGCCATGATTCTCCTTATTGGAAGATGTCGATGATGTCGTGATGGAGCCCCTCGGACACGAAATGCGAGACGTAATCGCTCCCTCGGAGATCCAGGATGCGTTCGATCGCCGGATGATCCGGCATTCTGGATATTACGGTCACCCGGTACTGAGGAATGCGCGCATAACCGAGGTTGTCGGCGTACGCCTGCCAGTACTGCGTCTTCTCGTACACGATCGCCGGATACGAGATCTTCAGATTCACAGGAGGGTGGTAATACACGTTGCTCGAACCGAGAATCCGAACGAGAACCTGATGAAGGTCATCCCTCGTCATTGTACCGCGCTCCAAGAGTCAAGTACAAACGGGGACGCCGAATATCCGTGTACACGACGAGCCACTTCTCTCCGCCGAACTCGGCCCACCGAATATCGAAGGGGTGCGCGAATGCGTACTCGTCTCCGACGACAGAGAGAATCTGACCGGACTGCACCTTTCCATTCGGATCCGAACCCATGCTGTACCGATGGGCATTGGTCGTGACGTTCCCCCGGTATCTTCGGATGACGGGAGTCTCGACGAAGATACCGGGGGACGTCTCTTCGACAGAGGAGAACGCGATTCTGCCGAAGTATTTCACGATCGCTCAGTTCATCTCGGAGAGCTGAGGATCGGTGGACTTCTTCGGGTCCTTCTTGGCGCCGGCGACGGGGGCGAGGGCGCCGGTGACGATCACCGCGGTCCCGGGGTCTCGAAGCGCGCCGGAGCACCGGGTCTCCTGAAGGGCCTTCCGCTGGTTGTGGTCGATGTCGAACCCCTCCATCGAGGTCAGCTGACCCCCGTTGTCGGTGCCGACGTTGTAGTCGCTCGGGAGGAAGAAAACGCCGAACACGTCCCGAAGACCGCCCTCGAGCTGGATCTTGGCCCCCTTGAGCAGGGGGACGTTGACGAACCCGGAGCAGCCGATGGCGCTCGCGAGTTCGTCGCGAGTCCTGTAGATCCGACGACCCTGCTTGTCACGCAGCCAGGTGAGCCGGTCGATAGTGCGCTTGGGCGCCCAGAACAGAGGCTCGCTCTTACCCCGGTACTCATCCAGCATGTACGTCATCTCCTCGACGAGGAGATCGAGGTTGGTCTTGACGTCGAGGGCGTCAGAGCTCAGCGCGTACTTCGGCGCGTAGAGGTCGTCCTCGGCGAGAATCGGGCGAATGCAGTCCGGGTTGATCTTGTCGGCGGAGTCGGCGTCGCGGCCATCGCCGATGAGGAACGCTCGAGCGAGCTCCTCATTCATGTCGATGGTGAGCTGGCGCTTCATCCACTCCCAGATGTCGATGGTCGTGATGTCGAGCTGATCGTCACGGTCCAGCTTGGTCTTGACGACGACCGTCGTCGGCGAGGTCTGCCTCTTGAGGCTCTTGTACACGGTGTCGTACTTGAGCGAACCCGTGATGTAACCGCGGGCCCGGATCTCGTCGCCGGTGAGGACCGCGTACCGGGACCGGAAGCGGGAGAAGGGGAGATGGGTGACCCCGGAGACCAGCCGGTTGGCCCAGGTCTGATCCCTTCGGAGCTCGGTGATGCCGCCGGTGTCCTTGGGCTCGGGGAAGAGCATCTCGGGATTAGAGATCCCGTAGCTCTCCGCGTGAACAAGGAGCGACTGCTTGAACGTCATCCCCTTCTTCATATCGGCGCCGACGGCCCCGGCGGGCCCCGCGCCGGGCGCCGCGACCCCCCTGTGGGTGGGGGGAGGCCCCCCCCCGAAGACGTTGTGGGTGGTGGGGCTCACGTCGGAGTCCTTCCTCTCGGTTTCAGTGGTGCCGTCCTCGCCGGCGGTTCGGACGGTTTCGAGGACGATCGCCGCGACGGCGCGCTTCTGCTCCTCGGTCATATCGTCGTAGATCTCCCCGACGGTCTTCTCCTTGGAGTAGTCCTCGGTCTTGTCGTCGGACTTCTCATCCGAGTCGTCGTGCTGGAGGACGAGGGGCTCGCCGCTCTCGATGACGATCTCGCCCTCATCGGTGTAGTAGGTGCCGTCCTCGCCGGAGTGCTCGAGCGCGACATCGTAGATGCGGGCCTCGGGGTTGGCCGGACGGAGAACGAGCGAGACCTCGACGAGATCCGCGTGGCTGACCACGTTGCCCCGGCGCTGAACGTTCTTGGCGTAGATGGACATGGCGCCCAGAGTGCCGGACCTCACCTGCTTACGGGCATTGTCCCCCTGCGGGGTATCATCGAAGAACACCTTGGCGCGGACTCCGCCGCTCTCGTGCTTGAGAATGGCGTGCCCGAGCAGCTCGGACGACTCGGTGTGATTGTGCTGATAGACAACGGGAATCTTGTTCCCGTCCTCATGGGCGAATGCCCCGTTCCCAATGGTGACTCCGTCAGAGCACCGGACCCCGTATCGGGTGGCCCACCCCTCGCAGTCGGGAGTTCGGGAATTACCTCCCATTATGAGACCTCCTCGGTCGTCGGTTTCGGGACGTCCGGAGGGGACGTCGAATTGATGTTCGCGTTGACGAGCTTGTCCGCACGCGGGTCGCTGGCCCGCATGAAGCCGAGCTTCGCACGGGCCTCGTTCGACGTCATCACCTCTGCCGAGGTGAGCGCCTGCACGAGATCGCCCATGGAGGACATCGGAACGAGTTCGAACGGATCCCGGAACCACGCGATCCGCTGTCCGCGACCTCGGGCGTTCTCCCCGAGAAACGCGTAGGACATCGTGGTCGCGATCTCACGTAGAATCGGGTTGAGAGTCCGGGTCTGGTATACCAGCATCTGCTGCTCGGTCGCCGTTCCCTCGAAGATCTCCTTGGAGATCCCGAGCGCCGAGTAAACCTGGGTGGTCAGCCACTCGACCTGGGCCATCAGATTGTTCTCCGAGGCCCGGTTGAGCTGCGTGACCTTCTCGGTGTCGTCGATCCAGCCGACTCCGTACTTGCTGTTCTCCATCTGACGCTCCAGAGACTTGCGCCGGCGTTCGGCGCGCTGCATCTGGCGTTCGCTGGAGACGCTGTAGGGCAACTGAATGATCAGATCGAGCTTCCCCGATCCGGACTGCTCGTCGATGGCATCCAGAAGGACCAGTTTGCGAAGAAGACGGCGAAGATCGGAGGTCGCCTCGTTCATCACCATGAACATCGGGTTGTTCACGATGGCGACGAGATCCTTCTCGATGTTGATCTCCTCGCGCTGGCCCGTTCGGTCGTTGTAGAGCGAGATCCGAACGCTTCTCGGGTTCCACTGCGTCACCGTGCCCACTCGGAGGGAGAGAACGTCGAACTCCTCGGTGTAGAAGGGGTTCGCGGTGGTGTCTGTGGCGACGATCGCGGCGTGCCCGTTCTCGAAGAGCGTCCAGACGACGTCCCGAAGGAACGCGCTCCAAGTCTGATCGACATTCGCCATGAACCGGAAGCACTTGTCGAGAGACGATGGAATATCCTTGGAGTACTCCCCCGAGTCTGTCTGCTCGATGTGCCGGAACGTCGTCGAGGCGACGTCGATCGCGATCTGGTTGTACAGTTTCGTGGTGAACTGGTTCGCGGTGGTTCGAAAAGGGCTGAAGAGCATCGAACCGTATCGACTGCCCGAAGTCCCCTCGTCGACCTCTCGACGCCTCTTCGAGGAGAAGAAATCGAAGACGCTCTCGAACTTCCTTAGCGTTGATCTGAGGCTCAACCGCCCTCCTTTCTAATCGAAGCGGTTGCGGTGGACCTTGTACGCGATGTACGCGTCCATTAAAGCGGCGACCGCGTCGATCTTCTGCTCCCGCTTGGCCTTGTAGAGCTTGCGGTTGCCGTTGGTGTCCGTAAGAGCGATCGCGTTTCCCATCGCCCATTGCATGAGCGACTGGTCGAATACGAGAAGTCGTTCCGACGCCAGGATCTTGATCTCCCCGAGCGGAACCGACTCCGTCTTCGCCCCCTGGATCACCTTCTCGATGCCGTGGGCCCCGTGACGCTGCTCCCAGCGCTGAACGAAGTCCTTGGCGTTGTAAGGGTCGTACCCCATGGCGTACACGTCGTACTCGGACCGTTCGATATACCGATCAAGATCCTCGTAGACCTCGATCATGTCGAGAACGGTGCGCTCCATCACCTGAAGGGAGCCCTCGTTGATGAACTCGTCGTACTTCGCGCGTGCGGCGGCGGGAAGAGCGTTCAACGTGTGCGACGTGATGTAGCACCTCGTCTTGACGCCGAAATCTCCGCCTTGCAGCGGGAACAGGAACGTGAAGGCGCAGAAGTCGTCCCCCTGCGAGAGGTCGGCCCCCATCGCGCACGACATGCGCCAGAACTCGACCTTCTTCTTACGTGCGAGCGTCTCCTCGTAGGTGAAGTAGTACGTGTACCCCTCCATCGGAATGCCGAACATCTTCGCCAGAATATCATTCCTGAGGGAGGGATTGGCCTCCGCCCTTGATACGGCCCGCTGGTACGCCTCGTAGGAGATGGTCTTCCCGATATTCGGGTTGGCCTTCAGCCACTTGTCCGGGTCGCCCACCTCCTCGACGGCGTCAAGGCGGTAGTGCCATATCGAGGTGTGGGGATCGTACACCTCCCCCTTCAGGATCTTCAGGAGCTCCATCTTCTTCGTGTCGCCGACGCCATTGCGCACGGTCCCCTCGGAGGATGTTGCGATGATCATCCATCCGGGCACCTTCGACGCGCCCTGCTCCAGGGCTTCGACGACGTCCTCGCGGACATCTCCTGAGAGCCACTCGTCAACGGTGTTGACCTTGGAACGGAGCCCCTGGAGACGATCGACCGCCATGGGGCGGACCTCGATCAGGGAGTCGGTGATGAAGTTCTGAATACCCTTCTTCGTGGGGTGGAGCATGGGGCGGTTGGCCCGATTGCCCGTGGTGTTCTGCAACGAGCCCTCGGTGAGGAACGCGAACAGAGGGCCCCGGGCCCGGGCGATCGCCGTCTTGATGGGACCCATGATCTCCTCGGCCTGGATCATCGTCGGGGCCAACGCCCCCCCCCCCGGGGGGGGGGGGGGCGGGGGGGTGGCTGGAGGGGAGGCG